GTTGGTGTTGGAATCCTTAAAGAATGGAAACTTATTTAATGGCTGATGCAAGCGTTGCGTTAAGAAAACTTCAGTCAGGTCAGGCATTAAATGATGCTGAAAAAAAGATTCTTGGTATATCTGTAACTGTTGTTACTCCTACCCCTACACCTACTCCAGCACCAGTTGCTGCAAATGATTTTATGGAAGAGGCTATTCCTTTAAATGTTAAAGGTAGCACGGGCGGAACTCCTACTGACACATCTAAAATAACACAGGCTGAAGTTACTGCTGCTTCTATTGCTGCTGCAAGAGAACTAGCAATAACGCCTTATACAGAACTTTCTGCTGCTGAAAGAGCAATGATGAGTCAGTCAGAAAAAACTGCTTATCTTAAGGCAGCCCGTGAAGAAAAGATGCGCCTTGATACGGAAGAACGTGCAGCATCTGACCCAATGAAAAACCCAACTGAACGTCCACAGGCTGCACAAGATGAAGAAGGTTATATAAAGTATTATGGTTGGGTTGGCGGAGCATCATCTGGAAGTTGGAAACTTTACAAACAAAATAAACTTTCTGCTTCAGCAGACCAAATTCGTTCTGCAACGGAACGTTCTCAAGGTGGAACAACACAGGCTAGTTTTAGTAGTGCAGTAGGTGCAAACTTTGTGCCTACGGGACAAAATAACATAACTGGAACAACTGACACAACAGTTAATCCAACAGTAAGTACTACCACAACTACTAATCCAACAGTAAGTACAACTACTACTACAAATCCTACTGTAAGCACTACTGCTACAAGTACTACAGGATTAGATGCTCAGACTACTGCTTTAATTAAATCCTTACAAGACCAAATTGCAGCATTGACCAAACAGGTTACTGGTACAACAACAGCAGCAGCGGAACAAAAAGCACTTGATGAAAAGATACGTAAAGAAAATGCGCTTGCTAGTTTAACTTCTACATTTACTAAATATAACTTGCAGTCTTTAATTCCAAAGATTAAAGAACTAGTTATTAATGGTGCAACTGAATCTACCATTGCTTTAGAACTAGCAGAAACTCCTGAGTATAAGCAAAGATTTAAGGCAAATCAGGAGCGCTTAAAAAAGAACTTAGCAGTATTAGACCCTGGTACTTATATTGGTATGGAAGATTCATACCGCCAAGCATTACGTGCATATGGCTTAAAGCAATTTGATACTGATGATTATGTATCTCAGTTTATTGCTAACGATATTTCTGCTAACGAGTTGTCTAACCGTATTGTTACTGCCGTTCAGCGTGTGCAAAATGCTGACCCAGCAATTACCAAGCAGTTACGAGACTTTTATAACATTGGTCAAAATGACCTTGTTGCTTATGTGCTTGACCCTAACCAACAGTTTCAGAAGATTGAGCGTCAAGTTCAGGCTGCTGAGATTGGTGTTGCAGCAGCCCGTCAGGGCATTACTGCTGGTGTTCAAGTTGCTGAACAATTGGCTGCACAAGGAGTTTCTCAAGCAGAAGCACAAAAGGGTTATGCAACTATTGCAGATATCCTTCCTGATGCTAAGAGACTATCTGATATCTATGGTACAACCCTTGAAGGTTATGACCTTGGACAGGCAGAGCAAGAAGTATTTAATCAACTTGCCTCTGCTCAGCGTAGACGACAGAAGTTAACTCAACGAGAAGTTGCAGCATTTGGTGGTTCAAGTGGAACCAACAGAACAAGTCTTACTACATCAAGCGTAGGACAAATCTAAAATCCTGACATGGACCTATCGGCCCCATGCAGCGTAATAGACCGATAGTAGGAGCCAGCCAGTTTCCCCGAACTGAACTGAGGCCTGCGAACTAACAACGAATAGAAGGGTGGGTTGCTATGAGCAACAACAACTGGGATGAAGAAGACGATGACTTTGATACAGACATCGATAACTCTGACGGAAGTGACTTGGTAAAGAAGTTACGGAAGGCAAAGCGTTCGGATGAAAAACGTATTAAAGAACTCACAGAGCAACTTGAGGTATTTTCCAAGGCGCAGCGTGAGTCAACCGTTAAGGAAGTCCTAGAAAAGAAGGGCGTAAATACTAAAGCAGCACGGCTAATCCTAAAGGACATATCCGAAGTTAATGAAGAGTCAATTAATAATTGGCTATCTGACAATGGAGATTTAATTGGGTATCAGCCTCAGTCAAACAATGACGAAAACAATCTTGCGGCATTACGTCAGCAAGACATTGTTACGCAGCAGGGTATTTCGCCAGATAAAGCAAATGATATGAACGCTCGACTAAATGGCAATTTTGAGAGCGCTGAAGATTTTATTGCTTTTCTTCAATCACAACAATAATATCCGTTCATAGTCAAGGAGACTAAAAAACATGGCAAACGCATATACAGATACCTCGAGCGGTTCGTTCGGCGGTACAGTAGGCGGCGCTGGTCTCGTACAAAAGGCGTATGACCGCCTTCTCGAGTTCGCTCTCCGTTCAGAACCCCTAATTCGTTCTGTCGCAGATAAGCGCCCCGCACGTCAATCAATTCCAGGTTCAACAGTAGTTCTACAGAAGTACGTTGACCTTGATGCAGTAACAGGAACACTAACAGAGACAGTTGACCCAGATGCAGTAGCACTGACAACACCAACCTCTGTCACAGTAACACTTAATGAGTACGGTAACGCAGTTCTAGTAACTCGCGCATTGGAACTCTTCTCACTTGCAGATGTAGACCCAGCAATTGCTAACATCATTGCATACAACCTTGCAGATTCAATTGACAAGGTTGCAATGACAACTCTACGCTCAGGTACAAATAACATCTTCTCAGGTACAGCAACATCAACTGCAACAATCGCTGCATCATCTACACTAGATTCAGCAGACATTCGCAAGGCTGTTGCTAAGTTGCGTTCTAACAAGGCCAAGGGCCGCCGTGGAGCAGCATACTGGGTAGGTATTCACCCAGAAGTTTCACACGACCTTCGTGCTGAGACAGGCGACCTAGGATGGCGCTACCCACAGTCACAGTCTGCTTCAGAAGCAAGCAAGATTTGGGCTGGAGAAATCGGTGAGTACGAAGGCGCGTTCTTCGTAGAGTCATCACGTTTATACAATGCTAAGACAGGTGCAGACCAGTCAACACTAGCAACAACAGCAGTAACAGTAGCAGGAACATCAGCAGGATTTACATTCGGCGTTGCTTCATCTGCAGTTATTGCAACACGTGCTGAAGTTGGTGACAAGATTGCAGGAACAGGTATTGCTTCAGGTGCAAAGATTACTGCTATCACTACATCAGGTTCAACAACTACATTTACTGTAGACACAGCAAACACAGCAGCAGTAACAGTTTCAACAACTGTAACTGTAACTCCAGTAACACGTGTATTTAACACAATCGCATGTGGTTCACAAGCAATGGCAGAAGCCGTAGCGGAAGAACCACACGTAGTTATTGGTAACGTAACTGATAAGTTGATGCGTTTCCGCCCAATGGGTTGGTACGGCGTACTTGGCTTCGCAGTCTACCGTGATGAGGCTCTATACCGAATCACATCTGGTTCATCAATCGCTGCTCTCTAGTAGTTAATTGACTGTAGGGCTGGGGCAACCCAGCCTTATGGTGAGTCCACTAAAGGAGGATAAATGTCTAACTGGTTATTTAAAACACCAACAGTTGAAGAAGGTCCTGCTGGCATGCACAGACTGTTTGAGTTTTATAAGTTGGACCGTGGTATATCTATTGTATTAGATACCAATGGACAGTACCAGCAAATTCGTTATCCACTTGATTCTGATTTACCAGACTATCCAGTTGTTTATCGTGGTGGATATAACTACACAGTAGACGATACTACTAAGGCAGCACTTATTGCTGGCAATGTAGGAATAACGGAAGCAAACTTTACGGAAGTATGAGCCTACATCAAATACAGACACATCCTGAATATGTAGAAGGATGCTTTGGATGCAAGGTTATGACCCTTGAACTAGGTACAGGTGATGCCGACTCTCGTCGTCAAAGGCCACAAAAAGCATTTAACGAAGAACTTAATGCTTACAAGGAAGCCAGAGCACAAGGCATACAACCTGGCGGTACATCAATGCAAAAGATTCGTGAAGCCGAAAAGGCTTCCGAAGTATTAGGCAAGCCATACAACTCAAACACAATGCCTGATGCAAACAAAGTAAACAAATCAACCGCAGCAGTAATGAAAGAGATAGGACAAATATAATGCCAATGGTAGGAACAGAGAAGTTTGATTACACACCAGCAGGTAAGGCTAAGGCTAAGAAGGCTGCTAAGAAGATGGCCATGAAAAAGACTACAAAAAAGATGGCTATGAAAAAGATGGGCAAGAAGAAGTAAATGGCAAACCCTGTTAAAGGAGTTATTAAGCGAGTCAAAACGGTAGCCCGTGAAGTCCGTGATATTCCTACAGCATTGGGTACTGGTATTGCTGCTTCGCAGGATTATAAGCAGCGCGGTCCTGGAAATGCTGCTACCGCAAAAGCAAATGCTAACGCTTCAGATAAAAACTGGGATAAGCAGTTAGCAGAAGTTGCTAAAGCAATTGTTAAAGGAAAATCTGGAACACGCTCAGACAAGTTTGATTCAAAAGGTAAGTATACAAGAGGATAAATATGAAGACTAAAAAGCATCCTGGATTTAAAGCAGTCCAAAAAAAGATTGCTAAGAAGTCTAATGTATCTATGGAAGCAGCGGGTGCAATTCTTGCATCATCTAGTCGTAAGACTAGCGCTGCTGCTAAGAAAAAGAATCCACGTTTAAAGAAGGTTAAAGGATAATGTCAGACCCTAGACTAAAGCGAGCAGGAGTGTCAGGCTTTAACAAGCCTAAGCGCACACCAAATCATCCAACAAAATCACACGTAGTTGTGGCTAAAGAAGGCGATAAGGTTAAAACTATTCGCTTTGGTCAGCAGGGTGTTACTGGCGATAGAACGCCAACACCACGCCAGAAGTCTTTTAAAGCACGTCATGCTAAGAACATTGCCAAAGGCAAGATGTCAGCAGCCTATTGGGCGGACAAAGTCAAATGGTAAAGAAGAAGGCTAAGTCTAAAGTCAATGCGGCTGGTAACTATACTAAGCCAGCAATGCGTGCTGCTTTGTTTAAGAAAATTAAAGCAGGCTCTAAGGGTGGAGACCCTGGTGAATGGTCTGCTCGTAAAGCCCAGTTGCTTGCAGTTGAGTATAAAAAAGCAGGAGGCGGTTACAAATAATGGCACTTGCTAAATCACAGAAGTCTTTAAAGAAGTGGACCAAAAAAAAATGGACAACCTCTGATGGTAAACCTTCTAAGGGCAAGAAAAGATATTTACCCAAAAAAGCATGGTCTGCGTTAAGCGCATCTGAAAAAGCAGCCACTAATAAGGCTAAGGCTGCTGGCAATGCAAAGGGTAAGCAGTTTGTAAAACAACCAAAGTCAATAGCAAAGAAGGCTGCGAGGTTTAGATAATGGCAACAGGAGTAGCAGGTAGCACATTTGCTGACGAGTTAAATCGTCTTGCAAATGGTGGAACATACCCAACACCAGATGCATACCAGTCCGAACAGGGTGCAGCAAACAACTATGCTGACACTAATGGCTTAGGTATTATTGCAGCACTAAATATCAAAGCCAGTGCTAGCCGTCAGCCTAATAATTACAAAATGCTAAACGCTATCTGTAACGAACTAGCGGGAACTACTGGACTGTCAGCAGTTGTTGCACTAAGGAGCATAGACCTATGACAACAACATTGACACAGATGATTGATGAAGTGCTTATCAATCTATCGGGTTACACATACCAGCAAGACCGCTCTACCTATCTTAGAACTGCGGTTAGTACTTTAACCTCACCAAGTACTGCACCTACAATCTTGTCTCTTGGAGACACTAGCAATGTAGGCAAAGGTGTGCTTGAAATTGATGAAGAGTTGATGTGGGTTGATTCGTTTGACCGTGTTGGCAATACAGCAACAGTCGCCCCTTACGGGCGAGGCTATCTGGGAACAGATGCTGCCACGCATGCTGCGGATGTAAAGGTTACTATCTCACCTATTTTCCCGCGCTATGTTATTAAGAAGGCTATCAACGATACTATCGAAGCAGTTGGTTCTGCCATCTATGCAGTTAAACAAACATCATTTGTTTATAATGCAGCAGTAACTACTTATGAGTTTCAAGATTTAAACATAGAGAATATTCTTACTATGTCATGGCAAGATATTGGTCCAACAAAAGAATGGATTAGAGTTCGCAGATGGACTTTTGACCCATTGGCCGATAGTGCAACTTGGGGTAGTGGTTCACAAACTGTAACTATTCATGATGTTATTATTCCTGGTAGAACTGTTAAGGCTATGTATGCTACACACCCGCTACCTTTTACAAGTAACTCACAAGATTTTTCTACACAAACTGGATTATCAAATACAGTTAAAGATGTAATTATTTTAGGCGCAGCCTATAGATTGCTGTCCTATCTTGACCCAGCCCGTGCTGCTCAGTACAGCCCACAGTCTGATGAGATTGATTCTAAGCGTCCGTTTGGTGCATCTAATACAGCAGTGCGTCAAATCTTTGGGCTATATCAACAGCGTCTTAATGAAGAAAAACAAAAACAATTAACTCAGTACCCAACACGAGTTCACTACAGCCGATAGGAATATAAATGACAACTAGAAATTACTCCTCACGCTCTCAGCAATCTACGCTGACTAGCGCGGTTACTGCTGGTGCAACAACGATTGTTGTTCAGTCTGGGCCTGCGCTTCTTGGTGGTGCAACAATTGCAGGTGGCACAACCTTTACCTTGGTCATTGACCCAGATACAGCGCTCGAAGAAATTGTAGATGCCACGGCGGTATCTACTAATACCTTTACCATTACTCGTGCTATAGATGGCTCCTCTGCCCAAGCCCACTCGGCTGGTGCAGTTACACGCCACATGGCTATTGGTCGTGACTACCGTGAGGCTAATGTTCACATTGAGTCCACAACAGGCGTACACGGGGCTACAGGGGCTGTGGTGGGTACTACAGATACTCAGACCCTAACTAATAAAACCCTTACTTCCCCTACAATTACTAACCCAAGCATCTCTGGTGCTGGAGTAGATGCAAGCATTGTCTTTGAGGGTGCAACTGCTGATGCTCATGAGACTACACTTACAGTAGTTGACCCTACTCAGGATAATACAATTACCCTGCCTAATACTACAGGCACAGTAGTTCTTGATACAGCAACACAGACCCTTACAAACAAGACTTTAACTAGCCCAACCATCTCTGGTTCTCCAGTAATTACTGGTCTATCCTCTGCAGGGATGTCAGCATCCTCTGCTACTCCTAAAGACTACGTAGACAGCATCCTAGGCTCGGCAACTTCTGCAGCCACTTCAGCAGCAAGTGCTGCTACCTCTGCCACATCGGCTGCTACAAGCGCTACAAGCGCAGCAGCCAGTGCAACAGCATCAGCAGCATCTGCGACTACCTCGGCAAGTTCTGCAACAGCAGCAGCAACAAGTGCTACCTCAGCAGCAGCCTCTGCTACAGCAGCGGCAACTAGTGCAACTAGTGCGGCAGCAAGCGCAACAACTGCTGCTAACTCAGTAGCAACAATTGCAGGTTATGCAACATCATCTGCCAACTCTGCTACCGCTGCAGCAACTAGCGCTACAAGCGCTGCTGCATCTGCAACGGCTTCTGCTAATAGTGCAACTGCCTCAGCCTCAAGTGCTAGTGCTTCTGCTACTTCTGCTACAGCATCTGCATCAAGTGCAAGTGCTGCTGCAACAAGTGCAACAAGTGCAGCCACATCAGCAACCGCTGCTGCGACATCAGCCACAAGTGCTGCTGCTAGTGCAGCAACCGCTGCAGCCGCAGTCGCCGCATCATTTGATGCCAAGGGTGACTTACTAGCAGGAACTGGCGCAGGGGCATTTGACCAACTAACAGTTGCAGCAACTAACGGCTATGCTCTTACTGTAAATTCAGCAACAGCAACAGGTCTTGCTTGGGCAGCAATCGATGCTTTACCTAGCCAGACTGGTAATGCAGGAAAATATTTAACTACGAACGGCACTGCTGCTTCGTGGGATGCAATAACAACTGACCCCACACCAACCGTGTTTATGCTCGGTGGAATGTAACTAAGGAGAAATAATAATGCCAACAACATACAAGGTGCTAGGGCAGTCTAACCCGTCTGCTACCACGGCAACAACACTATACACAGTGCCATCTGCTACACAGGCGGTTGTATCTACAATCACCATTGCTAACCAAACAGCAACTGCTGGCACATACCGCATTGCGGTACGCCCAGTAGGAGCAACCCTGGCAGCACAGCACTATGTAGCCTATGACGTTTCCCTTCCTGGTAACGCTACAGACACCCTGACACTAGGTGTGACTCTGGGAGCAACAGATGTAGTGACAGTCTATGCCTCAGCAGCAACATTCTCATTCAATGCTTTCGGAAGCGAGTTATCATAAATGACAGTTGGACGCATACCTGTAATTGAAGGTGGTATCCAGCCGACCATCTTTGATGCT